AAGTACATAATAGATATGATTACAATGCACGATGACAGGGAAAGTGGAAGTTGTACACAAGAACACAAGATTCTTTTCTTGTATAGCAATAATTATTACCAATTAAATTCAGAGATTACTATTGATAAAAACGATAGCACAAGTCAATTAGATTAATAACAATAAAAACAAACTAAAACAAAAATCAACAAATATATCATGATGAAAAAAGATTTAAAATTAATTGGTAAGTTGTTCTTAACACTTACCTTATTACCTGTTATATTAATCCTGTTTTGTACAGGACTTAATTGGTTATTATCAATATCTGGATTAGGAACTTTTCAACAAATACAAGAATCTGCTATTTGGATGGCTTGGGGAATTGTTATTCTTTTTACTATGATTGCTGTGTTTATAACACAATGTGAAATTTATAATAACGAGCGTGAGTATTAAGGCATTTATTACTTTGTAAAACTTATATTGTAAAACCAATAGAGCTTATATCAAAGTTTAATAATAATTACAAGATCATATTGGTATACCAACGTAGTATAAATATCTACTTAGCTTTAATAACCTCAATAAATAGATAACTATTTGATTGTAACAACTTAAGCCAAGTCCTAAAAAAGATATATGTGATTTTGTAATTATTTTAATTAACAATTATAAGGTTTTGTGAAATATGGGTATCAACTGTTGCCTACAAGTAATAAAAGTTGAAATCCTTATTATTAATGACCACCATAACTCTGTAGATATAAAGACTTCTTAATTTAACTTTAAAAATCAACAATATGACAAAAAAACAAGCACCTAAAGTTTTATTTAAAACTGTTAATTTAGACCTTGATAAAGTCTTAGAACTTGTTAAAACAGACAGGTTTAAAACAAGAGTCTTGATTAAAAATGATCCTTCAAAATATACTTATACTGAAATTATAGTATTTGAAGATAAAAATCAAATAACTGTTATTGACCAAACTAAAAAATTAAATATAAGTATTAATAACAGATTGTACTATACTATTCAACACAAACAAGTTTATTTGTATAAAAACAATAAGTTTTGGTATTTATATAACTCTTCTAGAAATAAAACTGTAAGACCTTTATCAATTAATAATTTTCCTTTTTTATCAATTTCCGAAGATAGTCTAAATCAACCTGGAACAGTATTAAAATTTTTTATAGAAAAGTTTTCCTGGATAAGATTTTTACTTGAAAATTCATCTGTATTTTCTCTTGTACCTTTTAATACTATAATTAAACATAAGTTGTATAATTATAATGATTTACTTAAACATTTATATAAAAGTAATTTGCCTACAGCTAAATTTATGGTATTGAACGGTATAGATGCTAAAAGATATAAAACATTATTAAAATATACTACTAATTTAAATGAAACAAGTAATAAAGTAATTATAAATTCTTCAAGTTATTTATTTAATGATACTATAAACATGGCAATAATATTAAATAAAAAAGTTAATTGTGCCTGGTCAGTAAAAAGATTACAACAAGAACATGATAATTGGGCTAAAGAAATAACTAACATAGTTATGGAAGAAACTAATAGAGAATTGAAAATTAAAGAAGAGTATATTAAATTTGCTCAACAAAATCCTGATTTTAAATTGATTGATACTACTAAAGAATTAGCTATAGAAGGATTAACACAAAGTCATTGTGTAGCTACTTATAGTAATAATGTAGATAACGGTGATTGTGCTATATTTCATATTAATGGTTATACAGCAGAAATAAAACTAAATAATAATGAATTAGAATTAGGACAATTTGCTGGTTATAAAAATCAAAAACCTCCTGAAGAATTAAAAACAACTTTAGAGAATAGAATATATGATTTTAATAAAAACTTACGCAATATTGATAATACAATCTTTATACCTTTTTAATAAAACATTTTTTTAAAATTAAAACTAAACAACACTATGAAAGAAACTCTTGAAGAAGCTGCTAAAAGATTAGCTGAAGGTGAAGGTTATGATACTATTTTAGGTGTCGGACATATATGGATTGAAGGTTTTGAAAAAGGTGCTAAATGGCAACAAGAAAGAATGTTTGAATTAGTTGAAGAGTATAATCAAATGCTTATAGACCCTAATGTTCATGAAGACCACAAAGAAAAATCATTTAAAGAATGGTTTGAACAATTTAAAAAGAAATAAAAGATGAACAAACAGACTTACGATTTTAAAATATTTAATGGAAGAATAAAAATTTATGTAGATGGTTATGTAATGTTTACATTTAATCAAATAGATTTTTTAGGATATTATGCTTATAAAGACGATACAAATTTATATGGTTTAGATATATATTTACTTAGAGAAAAAGCAGGTGCTAGTACTATGGAAATATATTTTAAAACTAAAGAAAATTGGTTAGCAATAATTAAATTATTAGATGAAAAATTATGATAATAGATAAAGTTATAAGAAAATCTATGCTTATTAGACCATCAGGTCGTAGTACAGATTTTTTGACTCCAACTATAATAATGGGTTGTGGTTACCAGTGCTCTTACTGTTATTGTAAAAGACATAAAACGGAAGGTGTAGATATTGCTACTAATTTAGGAGATATACTTACTACAGTAGATCATCACGCTTGGTTTGCCGATGTAGAAAAACCTAATCAAACTCATCCGGAGTTTATAACTTATGATATAGGTTGTAATTCTGATATGGCTTTACACGCTAAACACTATGATTGGAAATACTTGTTTGATTTTTTTAAGAACCATCCTCGGGCTATGGGTTCGTTTGCTACTAAGTATGTAAATGAAAAACTACTTGAGTATAACCCTGAAGGGAAAATTAGAATCAGATTTAGTTTAATGCCACAAATTATGTCTGATAAATTAGAACCTAATACTTCTAAGATTATTGATAGAATTAAAGCTATTGATGCTTTTATAGATGCTGGTTATGATGTACATATTAACTTTAGTCCTGTAATAGTTGCAGGTAATTGGTTAAAAGAATATGAAGATTTATTTCAAATGATTAATGATTATGTTGATTATAAAAATGTAGTTAAAGCTGAAGTTATATTTCTTACTCATAATAAAAATAAACATAAATATAATTTAGCTAATAATATTACTGGTGAAGAAGAATATTTATGGGTTCCTACAATACAAGAAGATAAAATATCACAATATGGTGGTAAAAATATCAGATATAAACATAATTTAAAAAGTGATTTTATTAAATCTTTTGTAGAATTACATGATAAAATAATTAATTGGAATACAATAAGATATATATTTTAAAATGATTACATAAAATGGTTTGAACAACATAAAAAAAAATAAAATAATATGAAAACAATATTCAAGATTAGTATTATCATCCTCGTGATGACCCTTGTTTCATGCAAGAAAGAAGAAACACCAACCCCAAATAAATGTAATTGCGGATTGGTAATTTCAGATGATGCAGCAGATAATTCAGTAGTCATCAGGAACTCATGCTCAGGCAATGAGAAGAAATTCATCCTAAGCGAAGGGGATTGGTTTAATGCCTATGTAGGTGAAGATTATTGTATCACTAATGTAAATAATTGGTAAATAATGAAAGTAAGTAAGCTAATACCTAACCGACAATAATTGCATAATAGTTAAAATTAAATAAACATGAGTGCAATAAACATTAGCGCAAAAGAAAAGGCATCTGAATTAATAGTTAATTTTCAGATAAAATGTAAGTCATTAGACTATAATGAAGCCAAACAATGCTCTTTAATAGCAGTTAATGAAATATTAAATATCTTATTTCAACACCACGAAATTGATTACTGGAAAGAAGTAAAAAAAGAAATTGAACTTTTTTAATAGTTAAAAACCCAAACAAATGATAGCAAAAATATTATCTTACATTTACATTAAACTTATTACTTTATGAATAAAAACAATAGAACTTACAATTTATGTTATGTAGTTGACAATAGAATAAGAGAAACCATAATTAAAGGTTCCACTAGAGTATGTCAATGGCAAAAGAGTAAATTAGATAAAAGTAATTATCAATTAGGAGAATTAAAAATACTCAGCAATGAAGCTGTTAAATATAATTATCCATCACATTAAAATCTAAATCTATGACTAGAATAAATTTATCTTTTTGTATGTTTAGAATACCTAGTTATCCTTTATTATTAAAATGTACTAAAGACGGACATTCTATTTCAATTACAAGTTTAAGATATTCAATCAATCAAACATTTATCTCTATTAACAATAGAGAATTAATATTCCTAATGGAATTAAAAGAAACAACAATTTTAAATTAAAAACCAAACAATAAAAAACATGAGACTATTTAAATGGAACAAAACTGCAATTGCAGATTTAATGACAATTTGTGAAGAAAGCAAAACTCCTCAATTAGGATTTGTTAATTTCTCAAGAAAGTACGGTAATTCCGTAGGATCAGCTTCCTCAAAGTATTATGAAACTTTGAAAAAATCAACTGACCCTAAAAAATATGTTATGGATATTTCTGAAGTAGTAAAAAGAAGAAATACTATTACTATGGATATTAAAGAGTATTCTGTAGATTTAAATAATAAAAAGATTACTATTGTTTTCTAATTAAAGAGAACTAAAGATTAGTTTGTTGTGGTTAAAAAAAAGTTTTACTTTTTTATAGAAAGAGGGTTTTGTTGACTTCCCTCTTTCTTTTTTTTATTTTAAAAATAACATATGAGAGCAAGTAACTTTTTTAATTATTTTGTCGTATAATTGTAGTATAAACTATAATTATGATAAAAGAAAAAGACATTTTAATTAGAATTGATTTAAAATTAAAACAAAAAGTCCAGGAAAAAGCTAAACTACTAGGATTATCAACTTCAGCATTTGTAAGAATGTTAATTATTAGGGAGGTTGAGAAATGAAGATAGGTATTATAAATAATAATTCTGGAATTTATACTATTACTAATGAAATTAATAGCAATATTTATATAGGATTTTGTCAGAATTTTAGAAGTAGAAGTTCTGACCATAAGGCTACATTGTCTAGTAATAGACATGGTAATAGTCATTTGCAAAGAGCGTATAATAAATACGGAGCAGACAATTTTATTTTTGAAATACTAGAAGAATGTGATGAAATATATTTAGCATCACAAGAAAATTATTGGTGTAATTTATTAAATGTTCACAATAGAAATTATGGTTATAATATACAACCTACTCATCCTAATAATATCAAAAAACATTCAGAAGAAACTAAATTAAAAATTAGAACAAATACTAAAGGTATTAAAAAATCTGAAGAAACTAAATTAAAAATGAGTTTGGGAATGAGAGGAAAATCTAAATCTGAAAAACATAGAAAAAATCTTAGTAAATCAAAAATAGGAAGCAAAATGTCAATTATAACAAAAAATGCTTTAAAACTTGCAAATACTGGTAGAAAACAAAGCAAAGAAGAAATAGAAAAAAGAGCAAACAGAAATAAAAAACCAATAATTCAAATGGATTTAAAAAATAATTTTATTAAAGAGTGGGAAAGTATCAGTGATGCGACAAAAACATTAAAAATTACTCATATTTCTTGTTGTTGTAAAGGTAGTAGAAATTTTGCTGGAGGATATAAATGGAGGTATAAAAATGCGTAGCTTCCTTCTCAAAGACAAGAAACCAATAGTTAAATGGGGAATGATACCGGATGAAACTTATTTTGAAGGTACGGTTCCTGAAGGTTATGGATTAGCTACAACACCACATTTTCCTTATATTATTTTAGATGTAGATAATCACGGAGATATTAATGGTATTGAAAATATACCTACATTAATACTAATGGAACTTTATGATACTTTAAATTATCCTACTAAAAATAATGGCAGACATTACTGGTTAAAATATACCGGTAATAAAGGATTAATGAACAAGACTTCAGGATTAGGTATTGATTTAAGAACTGATAAAGGATATGTAAAATGGTATCTAGATAAAGATATAAGAAGCTATATTACATTAATTAAAGAAACATCTCCTAAATTAAATACCTGGTTAGAAAAGTTATTTACGGGAATTAAAATTTTAAATAATGATTAAGATAAAACACAGTATTCAAGAGTTTATAAAAAACAGATACTTAGTTATAGTTTGTCATGATATAGAACAGTTAAGAACAGCAGGTAAATTCTTATGGCCAGAAATGTTAAATAAATTAGAAACTTGGAAGCCTTTTCGTGAAGAATTTCCTATGATTGCCTGGTACGCTGAAAAAAATAACAATTTTAATTTATTAGGAAGCATTTATACTAACCAAATAGCTATTGAATTTGAAGATGTAGTATTTACAAAATTACCTGAAAAATGGATTGTTAAATTTGGAAATAGAGAACAATTTCAAGAAATAAATAATCATTTTAATGGAACTTGGTTATATGAAAATGATGATATACACTCTAATGCAGGTTTAAGTTATACGGGTGAGTATTATAGTAAATATGATAAAATAACAGGCCTTACTATAATTACATTTAAAGAGTTTGAAGAATATATCTTGAAAAAAGAAGTCATTAAAATTAAAGAAGATTACAATTACTTAATAACATTTTTAAAAAAACTAAATATAAAATAATGAGTGAAAAATTAAAATTAAACAATTTTACGGAAAATCAATTATGTGAACTAGAAGCTCCGATAGCTACTGCTAGTTATACGCCTATCTCACATAAAGAAATTATTGAAACAGTTAGAGAAGAACTAGATAAAAAAGGTTTTGCAATTAACACGGCTAATTATAAAGCCAATCATGCTGGTACTCAGTTAATAGGTTATTACGGTATTAAACATATAGATGCTGAAATAAATATTATGTTAGCATTTAGAAATAGTTATAATAAAACTATTAGTGCTGGTGTAGCTATTGGTGGAATAGTTGTTATTTGTGAAAACGGAATGGTTGCTGGTGATGTTAGTTTAATAAGAAAACATACCGGTAATGCAAGTATTGTAGTTAAAAATAAGATTAGAGCCGGTATCAATAAATTTGATATTTCTTTTAAAGAAGTTCTTGCAGACAGAGACTTAATGAAAAAACAATTAATTACTAAACAGGCCTCTGCTGAAATATTAGGAAGAATGTATATTCAAGAAAAAATAATAACTAATACTCAGTTAAATATTATTAAAAATGAATTAGATTATTCAAAACATTTTAAAACAGAAACCGTATGGGACTTTTATAATCACTGTACTGAAAGTTTAAAGACAAGTAGTGCGTATGATTGGATGGATAACCATGTTAATTTACATAATTTTATTAAAAAAGAGTTAATATAATGATAAAAGTAATATTAGATGTTTTAGAAAAAACATACAACAATGATTTTTTAAGAAAAAGAACAGTCCCTTTATTTATGAGTGATCCCGGACTTGGGAAAACATCTACTATTAAAAGATTTGCCACAGAAAAAGGAGTTAAACTTTTAAAATTAACATTAAGTCAAAGAATGCCTAATGAAGTTGTGGGTATGATGATGCCGAATGTTAAAACAGGTAAGTTAGAAGTATTCGATAGTTATGAATTAACTTCTCTAAAGGACGGAGATATTTTATTTATAGATGAAGTATTTAACGGTACTCTAAAACAAACTTTAGACTCTTTTCTAAATTTATTAGAAGATAGAACTTTACCATCAGGCAAACAAATGGCAGATATTATGATTGTAGCTGCTTCCAATCCACAAGGATTAATAAATTTAACTCCACAAATTAAAGAAAGGTTTATTAAATTTGATTTAAAATTTAATGCAAAAGAATTTGAAGAGTATTTGAAAATGGAATATGGAATGCCTTATTCTAATTCTTCTGGTCTTTGTACTTTAATAAAAAAAGAGAAATTTGAAGATAATTATTGGAATTTTAACAGTCCTAGAAGTATTGAAAAAGCTATTAATCAAATGGCCTCTGGTATTGAATCTGACTATGACAGTTTAATTAAACCTCATTTAATGTTAGAAATAGAGGCTCCTATAGACATAGAGTTATTAAATATTAAGAAAGGAGACCAAGTACCGTATTTTGAATTACTCAAATTAATAATAAAACAAAAAAATGATACAAAAAATAACAAGCAAACGGCTAGAGTTACCGACGATATTCTTAATTGAGAATGAGGATGACTTTAATAAATTACCAAAAGGATTACCATATATAATAGGAGATAGATCAGAACTTTCTTTTATAAGAGTATACCTTGAATACCAAGTATTGTTAAAATCTTGTTTAAAGACTAATTTTTCAATTAACTGGTTAAAATGTTTAGAAAGATTAGGATATAAAAATTTAAGGTCTTATGAATTAAAATCTGGAGGAACTTTTTATAATAACGGTCACGGTAATATAGATAATAAAGAGATAATAGACATAAATGAATTTATTGAAGATCAGTATTTAGTTAATTTTGAAAAACTTTCTGAATTAAAAGTTCTCCCTGTTTGGTTAGAGGATTTAAGGTCAAGTGTTCAGGCTAATATAATTAATGAAGTAACTTTTGATCCTTCAGCTTTTAATAAACAGCTCGGTATTAATGTAGGAAGTTCTGCTATTAAAACTAATAAAAGAAATTTATTAATTTTAGATGTTTCAGGAAGTATGCCTAACGGAGTTGTAAAAACTATTACTAACTTAGCAAAATTAATGAGTAAGAAATTTCATGCTGATGTTATTGTTACGGGAGGAGAGACTTATTTCTATGACTATGATAAAGTACAAACTATTAACATAGTAGATGAAGCAGCTAGAGCAGGTAGAAATAATGAAGGTCAAATGTATTTTGAAATTGTAAAACAGCATAAAGATTATAATACTGTTATATGTTTTGGAGATGATGATAACCCTGGAAATTATTGTAACTATGGTAAAAATCACGAACAAAATTGTAATTTTAAATGTGAAACTTTATATAGCTTACATACTAAAGGCAATAAAACTAATAATCTTACAGGATATTGTCGTTGGTTAAAACCTACTAAACAAACTCACATAGTAAAAGATTGGATTACAACAATAGTAAAATAAATTTAAAAACAAACAAATAAATAAAAATTATGGAATTTTTAACATCAAAGGACCTGGACCTAAATCCAGCAGGTTATTTAGTTAGTAAGTCAACGAATAAACCAGTAAAACACGGAATGTATGCTGCTGCACAGGACAGAGCACATTATTTAGTAGAATTATCAAAAGCAGTACAAGGTAAAAATTTTAAGACAGCTAAAGTAGATTGTTTAAGAACTATTGAAGATAGTGTTAGAGCAAAAATTAGTGCTGAAGCTATTATTAATTACATACCAACACCAACTAAACCTGTTAGTACTGTTAATGATGAGTTAGTACAGTTTGCTTTAGATTTTGCTAATTATGAAACTGAAAAATCAGATTCTGAAAAGATTAATACTATTATGAATACTTTTAATGTTATTAATGCTGTAGAAACTACTGGTGATTATTTTGAAGAAGCTTTAGTTAAATTAAATAAGATTTACTCTATTGTTGAAATTCAATCTGCTGTAAATGCTTATTACACAGCTACTAAGTAATTAATTAATTAACATAAAGGGACTATCAAGAAATTGGTAGTCCTTTTTTAATTTAAAAATATGAAAGAACATTTTGATAAAGTTTTAGAGATAATAAAAGAACAAGATATTAATGCTTGTATTACAGGTTCTTGTATGTTAGGTTATAATGAAAAATGGTTACAAGACATAGATGTATTTTGTTATGATAAATCTAGTTTTAATAAGTTTTTGTTTTTCATGCATTATAATAATTTATTTACTATTTTAGAACCTTTAGAAAAGTACAAATTTGAAGAATATATTAATAAAGAAAAATCTTCTTTAGATTCTATCGGTTTAATAACAATTAAGTTTAAATATAATCTTTTAATTGATGTTAATGTTGTTTTTAAGAAATTTCAAAATTCTATATTTGACGTACTTTCTAACTTTGATTTAGATATTATAGCTATTGGTTATGATATTAAAACAAAGAAAACTCTTTCATTAAGAGAAACTGAAGGTTTAGAAGGAACCTGGAATATCTGGAATAAAGGATTTTATGATGGTGATCAATGGAGTTGTAAACGTATTCTTAGACAATTTGAAAGAGTTGTTAAATATACTATGAGAGGCTATAATTTAGATTCTGTGACTGATAAGTATATTGAATTAGTAGAAAATGTTTTAAACAAAGAAAACTTCTATAAAAGTAAAAAAGGAGAAGATTTTTATAATGAAACTAAAGAAAAGTTTCAATTAGTATTACAAATCCTAAAAGTTTGGAAAAAAGAAAAACAATGTACTCCTGAACAATTATACATTTTAAAAACTTTAATATGAAGACAGAATTACCTAAATTATGGCATGTTGTAGTTGATAATGATAATTATAAAACCTTAATGTATTGGAGGTTTCAAGAC